CGCTCTACACCTTGAGGTACAAAGAACATTATGACGCGACCTTGTTGAAAAGGCTGCGAGTTTATGTTCAAACGGATAACAGCTGTACCTCTCATATATTTATATCCTGACAGCTTATTTGTCCAAATAGGCTCAGACCTTAAATTTCTAACAATTGAAAACGAAGCTAAAACAGAACCTCCGGCAGCAGCTGGTGTAATGTTAAACCGCAACGTATCAACTGGTCGAGATAAGAAGGAAGCGATTGTATTTGAATCACTCTGAGGAAAAGCAGTAACGCCATCCAAAGTAGTCTCTTTAATTTGCTGTACAGGAACGGGAGCATCATCTTGAAATTGCATGAGCTCACCGGCAGCATGTTGACCATTGTCAACAGCCAATTCGCCACTGTTTGAACTAACAATGGCTTGTTCTTTATTTACAGTTGAAGCAAGCTATTTACACTAAACCACAAAGTCAGCTCAAACTTTGTGGAAAGGGACGTGTGAGATATTGGTGTCTCTCCAGCCCATCTCAAGCTAAATAGCTCAGGCTTTCCTCTAACTCTCTAACTCTTAATGTTATTCCAAGTCCATTTTATTACACTAGAGTTGTTTTCGGAGCTAACTTAACACGAAGCCGAGGAACTCCGCGCGGTCGAGTTTTAAGACATCCCGGGTCATGATGATTTACGCATCAGATAAGAAAATGTCACTAGCTAACGCATTTTTAAACGTGCTATTGACAGGAGTATACTGTAAGATTTTTTGAGAAGATCTCACAATATCCTTCTTTTTCTCTTCAAAAACTGACAATCCGTGTTGTGCTAATTCAGCAAGCGCGCCTTCTACTCTCAACCTGAAATCAGCATCTGTAGTGTCTTTCTTTTCCCACATCAAGCTTTTCTCTATCGAGTCTAGCTCAAGTGGTGCAAAGACCTTGCCATTGCACTGCCTGAATCTTCGCCTGAGGAAAACTACTTCATCAATAGTTCTGCCTTCAACAAGATCTGTACTCTTATCTTCCGGCGTGTAATCTTGGTTCAAGTAGCGTTTCATACCCGCCTGCATAGCAACCATACCCCAAATAGCGTTATCAGCTTTGGGATAACTGATCAGATTGTCATCGCCACCTGCTATAATTCTGACGCGAGAAAACACATCGGAAAACTTTTCGCTCGGTGCGTTAACACGGGCCACGTACGACAATTCCAATATATTACAAATTGTGTTGTACGTCGAAGTAAGGAAATTCCCGGAAGGGTTTCCACCGTAACAATCGTACACAAAACCCTCAGAAATATGAATGGAATTGACAACTTCTAAGAACAATACAGCTCGAACTTGTCTGTCCGTTTCAGAGGCGTTGTAGTAGTAATCTTCTATGATTCTAGCTGCAGTCATCCCTATGGGCACAGGGATTCTTGTATCAAACTTACTATAATCTCCTGCAGTCACGAACCGGTCTCGCTCACCATTCGTCAGGTACAAGTACAAAACGGTCCATTCAGAAATAGGATCGATGCCTATAGCTGAACCATTCATAATACGATTTTGCCCACAGCTTCGTACGAAATCACCAAAGTACATTCTGAAAGCAATCAATAAAGGAAGAGGACACGCCATAAATTGGCGCGTTGCTCCTTTCTTTACTTTCGCTAACGGGCGCGTTTCATCTTTAAGATAATCAATGAAGACGTGTTCTCGCCTTATATTCCGCTTGCAATCATCAATGATAGCAAGAACTTCAGAACGTAACTCGCCACAATCAGCACTAGAAAAATCAAATTCGTCGCCATCGCCAAACCACTTAGTCTTCCCTTTAATACCATCCAAGGTGTAGGGGTAGCCTGCCGAGGACTTTCGATTCAAACTGTCAAAATACCCTGGTACTCCTGCAACTGCTTCTTCAAAAGAAAACAGTCGAGGTTCCCATGGAGGAGGCACCAAACGGCGGTTAACAAAATTGGTGACAACATGATAAACTTCTTCCAGGACATCGGGATCGACGTACGGTTCGTCATGCTGGTAATTCGCTCGCGCAATTTCAGCAGGATTTATGCGAAGACCAGTTTCCTTGTCAATAAAAGGACATAACCTAGCAGGAGCTCTATCAGTAGCCCAGCCTAGTTCTGGAGCAAGTCGAGAAATTCGTAACTTAGTCTTCGTAGGCATACTAGGTTGCTTTCCCTTATGTAAAACATTAACTCCGATCTCAGCTTCGACTTGTTCAACTTCTATTGATTCAAAGAACTCACTTCCTTCCAGCTTAGAGATTGCCTCTGCAACGTCTTCATAGGATATGTAAACACCACAGCATCTCTTAGCTGAGAAGATGGAAGAAGGACTACCTGCAGTATGAATACCAAGAACTGTAGGACGTCCTAATCGTGGATCTGTACTTACAAGAGGGCTCCCACAATCTCCTTTGTCTGTTGGCACACTGTACGACAAAAGCCTGGACCAGTACTCCTCATCTCCCTGTTTATAACAAGAATTTCCAGTAATATTCACAAGACAACTCTGTAACACTATGCTTGTTCCTCTTTTAAGACTTATATGAGAGTTATAATTCTCTCCTTGCTTTAAAGTGTTGCACTTTGGGAAATAATTGAGAATACTTCTGTGTTGTCTCACTAACCCAGTGGTTATCTTAACGAACAAGAAATCTACCAAATCGCCTTCTAAAGAGTAGCGATCGTAGTAGCATATTTCACTACTATCCCACTTTATAACAAAGGCGACGTGACCAGTCACAGGGTGAACGAACTCAACCTGAGGTTGATCATCGCCGTTGTCATGTGCAAGACCATAAAAGCCATGCTCAAAATGACGAGGAATAACAAAGGTTGTACCAGACACGAATAAAGCCCAACCA